AGACAATATTACATTATATACTGGTGGTCCCGCAACTACGCCTGTAGCTACTTTTGCTAGTAACGGAACATTCTCAACAGGAAACGTATATGCAAACGCCATATATACTAATAACCAACAAGTTCCAACATTAGGTATAGTTATGGCTGCAGCATTAGGTTTTAATTTACCATAAATTTAATTATCAGGAGATTATAAAATGGCAGGAAATCAGGCACCAATCTACACAAGGGTAGGTGATATACAAGGTGGCGTAATACTTACAGGTGCTGCAGGTGATTATACAGGCGCTAACAGTAATAACTCCATTGTATTTCAGGCAGATCCCGTTAATGGTGGTTTTGTACAACGTCTACGTTTCAAACCAATTTTAACAAACCCTTCAACTGTTGCTCGTATCTACATTAATGAGGGTGTATCTAGCGTAGCAAACTCAATACCAGCACCATCTACTGCACCAAGTGCAGTAGCAGTAGCTAATAGCGGTGGCACACTACAAACCGGTTCTTATTATGCCGTTGTTCAGGCAATTGACCAATGGGGTGGAGTAACTCCATTTAGTCCTGAAGGTTCTGTTATTCTACAAACAGCAAATACAAATACAATTACATGGACTTGGCCATATGTTACTGGTGCGGTAGGTTATCGTTTGTTTATTGGTCCACAACCTGGTGGTGAAATAATTTATTTCAATACTGCAAACGTTAACTCATACACTCAAAATACAGCAACCATCAATTTATCTTCAAACTTTCCTAATCAAGGAAGTCCAAAAGATTTCTTGACAACCAATATGTTCTATGGTGAATTATCTTTACCTTCTGTTAACGCATCAGCAACCGCAGCACAAACAGAAGTTGATTATCCAATGAACTTACCTTTACCTCCAGGTTATCACATTGTTGTAGGCTTAGGAACTTCCGTTTCTAACGGTTGGATGGTAACTGCTGTTGGAGGCAAATATTAATGTTGGATGTATTTCACACACCAGCTCCACAAAAGTCTGACGTACAGATTTTTCCAGCAAACTCCATTACATCTGGTGCTTCTTGGTACACTTGGAGAAAACCTAGAGGTATCTCTTTTATACAAATATTTGCATTAGGTGGTGGAGGTGGTGGTGGTTCAGGTGCAGTTGGCGCTGCATCTACTGCTGCAGGTGGTGGTGGTGGAGCATCAAGTGCTCAAGGAAATATTATTTTTCCAGCATGGGCGTTACCTGATGAACTTTTTGTTTCCGTAGGATTTGGCGGTAGTGGTGGTTTAGGTACAACAGGTAACGGTGTTGCTGGAGTTCCAGGTATTGCATCTTATGTTTCTATTGACCAATCAACAATATTAAATAATTTATTAATGGTTGTTAACGGTGGTGGCCAAGGCGGTGGCGCTACAGGTGCAACCGGTGGTACTGCCGGTACAGCTGGTGCCACTTCCGCTATTGCAACAGCACCTTTAGCAGGATTATCTTGTGGTATGGGAATTGTTGCTGCAGCCGGTAACATCAATTTAGCAGGTCAAGCCGGTATTGCTGGTGGTACTACCGGTTCTGGTGCACCGTTAACTCTACCCACTACAGGATTGGTTGTGACTGGAGGTACTGGTGGTGGAGGAGTAGGTGCAGCTGCAGCTGTGGGTTCAATTGGAGGTTCATTTATTGTTGGTGGTTCTCAATTACCTCAACAAGGTGGTGGTTTGGGTGGATTAACATCAACTTCAAACGGTTCTAACGGATCAAATGGTTTTCAAGCACTTCGTAATATGTACTATTTCTATGGTGGTACAGGTGGTGGTTCTTCCGGTTCTGCTACTGGTGCTTTGTTAGGCGGTAACGGAGGATCCGGTGGTCTTGGTTCAGGTGGTGGTGGAGGTGGTGGTTGCTTCACCGGTGGTTTCTCTGGTTCTGGTGGTAAAGGTGGAGACGGAATAGTAGTCATAACTGCTTGGTAAAATATGAATAATTTTGATAAAAACATGGAACAAATCTTTGATGTTGTTCCATCAAAGACCATTGAAGAAAAAAAGTCAACCGAAATAGTATCGGTCAAATATAATGAACCTGATATGAAACAGGATTTGACTGATGCGTATCAACAATCAAAAGAAAATCTCCAAGAAATTATCGACCAAGGCAAAGAAGCCATGGAAGATATACTCAACATAGCCAAAGCTGGCCAACATCCAAGAGCATTTGAAGTTTATGGTACACTACTTAAAAATATGGTAGATGCCAATAAAGAACTTCTCAATATCCAAAAACAAATGCGTGAAATGGATGAAGAAAATAAAAAATCCAAAGGTGACACTAATATAGATAAAGCTATCTTTGTAGGTTCTACATCTGAATTGAGTAAATTTTTAAAAGGAAGAGAATGAAACTTTGGGTGAATGTATGTTTTCATTATGTACCAGAAAGATTACCAAAATTCTATCAACTAATAGAAAACATCAATAAATTCAAAACAAAAGGTACCAAAATTATTATCAATAGTAACACAAACTTTGATGATAATTTACCTATTAAAGTGTCGGTTCTTGATGACCCATTTCATTTAACTTGGGAACATAAAAAGGACATGCAAGCTTTTTTAGAATCCGACTATACTCATTTTGTATACCTTGAAGGTAACTTAAATTTAACTCAAAAAAACTTAAACTATTGGTGTAAATACAGAGAGTTTTTCAAAAACAATAATCTAAACTTTATACCAGCAATTCATCGGGTTCAAATTGGTAAAGATGGTAGAACCTATTCTTTAGATTCTACTCGTCATGTCAATAAAAATCCATCAATAGAAGTTCAAGGTAAAAAATTTATATCACTACCTGAAGCTTACCAAGGTATGTTTATTATGGACCGAGAAATGGTTCAAGAACATATCAATTCGGATTTTTTCAAATTAGGTCAAAAAGGTTGGTTTGGAATTCGTGAATCTGCTAACCTAGGAAATATGTTTATAAATGTTCCAGCAGGATTTCCACATCGTGCTTTAGTACCATTAGATAATTTTGATGAATGTTGTGCTGTACATAATGGTACCGATTATCATGGTGACTTCAATTCACCGCATGCCAAAATACCAGTTACAGAATTGTTTGTATGACAACTAATAAACAATCATATCGTGATAATCCTAAGCTCAAGCGAGTTGGGGTCCAAATCAACTACACAGAAGAACAAATTCTGGAATACCAAAGGTGCGCCAAAGATCCAATCTATTTTGCAAAATATATTAACATTGTATCATTAGATCATGGTATTATACCTTTTGACATGTATGAGTTTCAAAAGGATATGATTAAAACTTTCAATGATAATCGTTTTGTTATTGTTAAATGTCCTCGTCAGGTTGGTAAAACAACAACAGCAGTTGCTTATCTTTTGTGGGTTATTCTTTTTCAAGACGCACAAAACATAGCAATTCTTGCCAACAAAGGCAAAACTTCTCGTGACATTTTAGGAAAGTTACAACTTGCTTATGAAAATCTTCCTATCTGGTTACAACAAGGTGTAGTTGAGTGGAACAAAGGTAAGATTGAATTAGAAAACGATTCAAAGATTACTGCTGACTCCACATCAAGTTCTGCTGCTCGTTCTGGTTCTTATAACATTGTATTCTTAGACGAGTTTGCTTTCGTACCATCTAATATTGCCTATGAGTTCATGGCATCCGTTTATCCAGTTATTACTTCTGGTACTAAAACAAAGATTTTGATGGTTTCTACACCAAACGGAATGAACCTGTATTACAAAATGTGGATGGATGCAGTTGAAAAACGAAGCAATTATGTTCCGTTTGAAATTCATTGGTCACAAGTTCCTGGTAGAGACCAAAAATGGCGTGAAGAAACAATTCGTAATACTTCTGAAAGACAATTCCAACAAGAATTTGAAACTGAATTCTTAGGTTCATCTAATACCTTAATTGCCGGTGGTAAACTTCAACAAATGAGGTATACCAATCCAATTGCTACACATGACCTTTTAAAGATATACGAACAACCTATCAAGGAAGATGGAGAAAAGAACCTCAAAGATCATATGTATTGTTTAGTAGTTGACCCCTCAGAAGGCAAAGGACTCGACTCCAGTGCGTTCTCCGTGATCGACATGTCAGAAACTCCATACAGGCAAGTGGCAACTTATAAATCATCTTCTATATCTCCCATATTATTTCCAACAGTTATCTACAATACGGCAAAGTTATTCAATGATGCTTATGTTTTGTGTGAAATTAATAACACTCAACAAATTGCTGACATTTTACACCAAGATTTGGAATATGAGAATTTGTGGAAAGTATTTACAGGTAACAAAAAGCCACAACAACTATCTGCTGGTTTTGCCAGAGGTGTTCAGTTGGGTCTTAAAATGTCACCACAAGTCAAAAGAATTGGTTGTTCCAATTTAAAAGCACTTATTGAAGGTGATAAATTATTAATCAACGATTTTGATACATACTCAGAATTAACCACTTTTGTGGCTCAAAAGAACTCTTTTGCGGCAGAACCTGAATCA